GTCTGTATTGAGGTGTTTGCACATAGCCCTGACAGGGGATTAGGTCAAGTCTACAATCTCACATACCGCACGAACCGCCAGTTCCACTGATGTCACAGATGTCATGGGTCTCAACATGTTCATAGAACTCTTCCCCCAACTTAGACACTGCTTCAGCGTAGGGTACAGATGTCAGAGGTTGACCTCCACGAGCGCCATCGGGATAACAAGTAAACCCGCGAAGACGGTGAGCATACGACGCCAAAGTGTTAGCGAAGTCTTTTACAGTGTCCTCATTATTCAGCTTAGATCCCCAAGAAGGTAGGTTAATAGTAGAAGAGATCGACATGTCAACGTAGTCCTGAACGTCAGCTTGAAACTTAATCCGACGCTCATAGTTGTCAGCCAAATCTAGAGCACTTTCTACATTCTCTGGGTCCGCACCGTAGAACTCAATAAGCTCTTGAGCCGCACTATCTACAACGTACTGGTAAGCCCAACGATCTTTACCTTTCAAATAGCGCCGCTTGTATGCCACAGCAAAGATAGGTTCGATCCCAGTGCTAGTCCCAGCAAGAATGCCAATGGAGCCTGTTGGTGCAATAGCACGATTAGCGACAGGACGGCTAATAGACAAGCGATCAGAGAAAGACTTACTAACATTGTCAGAGACACCTTTATAAACAGACAGCCACTGGTGAAGTTCAGGAGTCACCTCATATTGGTATCCCTTTTTGATTAGCCACTCGTGGACACCCATGAACCCTAGACCAAGGCGACGGTTCTTAGCGCGTGTGAGGTAGACTTTGTCGTAAGGAAGCTGCGCTTTAAGCGTACCACAGATCAAGAACATAGTGCCGAGACGGACTACATCGTGGAGTTCCTCAATACTTTCAATGCGACCAAAGTTCAAAGAACCGAGATTACAAACGTCACTATCGTCTTCTGATGTAACTTCTGTGCAAGCATTGCGCAAGGTCTCTTTCTCTTTGTCGAAGAAGTTGAACGAGAAACCCGGTTCAGCAGTCTTCATAGCCTGACGAACATTCCCTTCAAACACCTTACTAACTTGCCCAGTCTTCCAGTAGTTTAGAAGCCAATCTGTGTCGTAGTTAACGGAAATGTTAGTCATGTCCAGAGGGGCAGGAAAGTTGAAGTCTTCCTGCTTGATGTTCCAAAGGCTCTTACCAGTCTTACCCACGGGCATCTCTGCCCAATCCTTAGCCTTAAGAAACTTGTCTACGTCACCATGCTTCCAATTCAAAGAGGCGTAGATAGCAGACCTACGAGAGCCGCCCTGCATCACACGACGACCAATTTCGTTAATCATATTCATTTTAGGGATGGGGCCAGAGGCTTGCCCACCTGTCCGCTGAATGGGTGTTCCTTCTGCGCGATACACAGAGTAATCAACACCAATACCACCACCAGTCATAAGACAGCTTTCCGCCTTCCATGACAGATTAGCCCAGTCTTCACGAGTATCCTCTTCTGCACGAAGCAAATAGCAGTTGTTGAAGAACTTGTTAGGGCGACCTGCGTAATAAAGGTAACGACCGCCGGGAATAAATTTCAGTTCTCGAATATACTTTTCAAGAGTGTCTTTGTCTTCTTTAGTGACAACATCCCCAGCAGCAGACATAACATCATCAACAAGGGTCTTGGCAAGTGAAGCCCAAGTCTCCGCACCCTCATGTCGATACTTGTGGTTAAAGATGTCTTCAGAAAACTTGCTTCGGAACATAGGGTTCAAGTTAGATTTGTATTTCATCAGTTCCTCTTATTTTTGTTGTTGTGATTGTGTCAGTCGAGACATTTCCTCCAAGACACACTTCCACCTAATCGCCTCTGTATGTTCCCATATCCAACACATTACAGCGCAACCTTGTGAATCATATATGTGCCAGAATCCGCTATTATCGTGACGGACGGAATACTTCATATTAGGTCACTCAAGTCAACTTTTGGGTAGTCTGGATTTTTCATAATCTTGCCATCAGCCCGTCGCTGGATAGACCCATCAGGTTGGATACAACGCCCAAGGTTGTTTACATGCACCCTACGAACAGCCTCATCCAAGTCCCAGCCCTTAGCGTTAGCAAAACCATAGATCACATAGATCAGATCAGCCAGTTCCTTGAGTTGTTCAGCCTTTGTATCTCGCTGATACTCAGACCGCCATTCATCAGCCTCTTCAGCAATCAGTGCAGCATAGAGATAGGGTTGAGGCAGTTGTCCAGTTTTAACTGAAAACTCTTTTACCATCTGGGGGACTGTCAACTTTTTTGTCGAGGATACGGCTGACCAGTAGCCATAACCAAAGGCATCAAGATCTGTCTCATTCAACATTATATCATCCTTCCGTGGAAGTGTGTCTCGAACCCACCACCAGCATCAAACAGATACCAGCAGCAATTATCTTTGCCAGTGCCTTTACTATCTTCAATCCACTTGACACGACCAACAGAGACAACCTTACGGCAGTAGGTCATATACATAGCGGACTGCTTAGTGTGCATCCAGTCAGCATCAAATAGTAGCCATGTAGGACAGATTTCAAGCCAGTGGTCTATAAAAGGATGAAGAAAGTTTCTGTCCCAAGGAGGATTGGTAATACAGAGATCAACGACACCATATCCACCTAAGTCTAACTGTAGAGCATCACACAGCTTAACACGAGGGTCTTGAGGTTCTATGTCGCCCATGTAGAGGCACTCACCCTGTCCCCCTGTCAGCTTAGTAATATGATCGACCAACCTACCGTCACCAGCACACGGTTCTACATAATCAAAACTATACGGCAGGTGGTCGATCAGAGGCTCCACAGCTTCGATAGGGGTCGGGTAGTAGTCTCTAGGCACCCTATCAAAGTTGGACCTCTTACCCATCGTCGCTTCGCTCCTTAATAGCTTGGGGCCAGTCTATTGTGCAAATGACCTGTTCCCTATGCACCCAATAGACCAACTTTACACCATGCTGTAGGTAGTATCCATACTTTTTAGCCACATCAGCCATCTCTTCAAATACGACATGGGGTGCAACCTCTGGCAATTTATCTTCAGCCATATTGCTTCTTCAACCTCTCCATAGAGATAAACTCAGGCTCGTAGACGCCATTCTCAAGCTCACGCTTGACTACCACCCCGTGCCACCATTCTTCGTTTGCTTGTCCTGCCCAGCTTTCTTCTGCCCCTTTGTAGCAGCCGACCACCAACCCAATGATCGGGTTAGGATACGCAGAGTCCTTAAAGTAAACAGAACGCTTATGGCTGTGACCACAAGTAGAGCTATGGTTACGATTTTGGAGGACGGTATAAGCATGGTGCATACCAGAAGTAGCTGAACCATAGTTACCAGAACTAAAGTAATGAGCGTATGATACCCCACAGTAATCAGCGATGGAGGGGGCGCTATTCCGATATTCGTGGTATTCGTCGAAGTAGACTTTTGTTTGAAGATGGCTGAAGGATACCCCGTACTTTTGTCCCTCAAGTCTTGGGTCGTGCGCGATAGCTTTTTTGATCCTGTTTTCATGGTTGCCCTCAAAGCCTATCCAGAAGGGACGCTTACGCTTGTGATACTTGAAAGGATGACGCAGACGCTCTTGTGCATCATTGTATGTGTTGATGTCACCCTCGTAGCTCTGAGCGACAATAGACTGTGGGTAACGAGTGTCGTATGTATTCAACGACCGCATGTCAGCGCCATCACCCAAGTCAATTACCAAGTCAGGCTTAAGGTCATAGATGAAACGACCCAACCAATCAAACCGCTCATTGCTTACGCTCGGATCACTGTGAGCGCAGGAAAATACTACTGCTGTCTTTTTAGTCACTATCAAGCTCCAGTGGTTCTATGTTGCTGTCGAAGTAGTATTTGACAGACAGTGCTTCGTCTAGGGTCTGATACCAGAAATTAGCTAATCCAATAGCCCCATTTTCTTCAATCTTACACACTAGCATCCACTCGTAACCTTCCTCGATACCCATGTATTCTAGGTCATCTTCTGGGAAGTCTTCTATGTTGTAAGGGCCATCCATAACACCCCAGATCAAGGTCTTAGATGTTTTTTCTGTCGTGGACACCTGCCCAGTAACCGTCGTCCCAAGATTGTCGTCCTGCTTCTTGAGCTTCCCTTTTACACTCTGCAATAGTTGCCCAAATACGGCCAGCATTTTCATGTTCGTCAATCTCCTCTGGAGTATAGGGCGTGGACTTAAGGGACAGTCTTTCATTTACTCTGTTCAACAGTTTCATTTAGCCACTCCTCAGGGATAAACTTGTCAGCATATAGGAACCCGTGCTTGATGCACCAATCCGCATACGTTGACTTGGCCCCCTTGTTTAACTTAGCGTTAGAATTACTAAATACAAACCTAATGTCTAAGTCAGGATGTTGTTGTTGCACTAGCAGATGCTTCTTCCTGTCATCAGAAACAAACCTACCCTTGGTCTCGACAATA